CTATGCGGCGGCCGCGTCGCCGGCGCTGGCTTTCCCATCGGCCTGCTCAATAACCGCTGCCTCGTCGGGCTCTGCGGGCCATTGCACATCATCCGGAAAGCTTGCCGCGCTCACGACACGTACCAAATCCATCTGATAGATCGCCCACGCCTTGAATACTGCGATCTCCGCATCGCTCAGGAGCCCGGCTGCGTAGGCGTCGGCCCGCCCCGCATTGGCTTGGCGAGCACTGGCCATGCGCAGATCAAACTCCCGCATCGCGGCATCCCGAGCGCGTTGCGCCACGATCTGCGGGTCAATCTGCCACGCACCGTCGATCCAGCGGTGTTCATCGGATGGTCGCGGCGTCGGGGTAAGCCCCGCTGCCTCAGGAGCAATTCCGGCGGCGACGATCTCCGCCGCCTCGCCTGTATCGGTCCGGTACAGCCTCTGGCCGCGGTGGTCGGGCCGCAGCACCCAGGCGCCATCCAGGAAGAACGGCCACGTCCTTGCCGGGCGTTCCGGCAGCGGTGTTGCCGTTGCAAATGCGGGAATCAACCAGCGGCCGTCATTGAGCGGGTCCGGGTCCGCCAGATGGCTGGCGATGTACTGGGCGGTTGCATGGTCGTACTGGTGGATGAGCATGTTGGTGACTTCCTCGTTCAGTAAGCGCGAATCATTGCCAGCATCGCCACGTTGCGCGGGCGAGCTTCGTTACCGCCATCGACGTTGATCGTGATGGCATGACTGTGGCGGCCGGCGGAGCCGATCCCTATGTTGTGGCCGTGCAAACCATCGACTGCAATGCCGTGGTTGTGATAGCCCGAACTGGCCGTTAGGGTTGTGCCGGAGGACTGTTGGACAGAATTTGCGCCGCCAGCGCCGGAACCGACCCCGGGCGAGCTGGGCATTTCGTGGTTGTGATAACCAGCCCCTCCAGTACCTCCACCGTGTGCGTGGCTGCCTTGACCGTCAGTCCATGCGTTGTGCACATGGTCCGCAACCTCACCAGCACTCGCACCGTGCGAATGTGAAAGATTCTGTCCAGCCTGCCAACTGCCGAGCGTGCGGGCCGAGTCGACATCATCGCGGCCGTCGGCCCAGGCGCGCACAAATTCGCCGCGCAGCTCCGGCACACGGAAGGTCTCCACGCCATCCCCGCTAGAAAAGCACCCCCACCTTCCGGCTTGCCACTCTTGTTCGGAGACCAGCGCGCCACTCGTTTGAGCGTAGGCCCAGAGCACGGGGTAGTCGTTGCGACGTACTAGCGCGCCATTGAGCTTCAGGCAACCAGCACGCACTGACGCGCGTGGCTCCCAAACAATCTGACCAATCACCACATCGCGTATGGTCGATTGGACAAACGCGGCCGTGGCAATCTGCTGCGTGTTGGTGCCCAACGGTGCCGTGGGGGCGACCGGTATCCCGGTGAGCGTAGGCGAATCGGAAAAAACGAAGCTGCCCAGGTCGGACTGATCCACCTGGCCTTTGAGCTTACCGCCGCTCCACCCAATGAAAATCTTGTTGTTGAATTGACCAGCTCCGCCACCTTGCTGAACTGGCGCGAAGCCAAGAGCGCGTTGGAATTTTGCCAGCAGCGCCTGCAGCAACTGGGTGTTATCGCCCTTATTCAGCGCCAGCCCAGCCCATTCGATGAGCGACGCCAGCTCTTCCTGCACGGCATTCATCCAATCGGGCGTGATGACGGTCGGTTGCCGGCCGGCTGCAACATCCTCATCCACCCATTTACCACCGGCATTTCCGGCGCCATCAATCCGATGCATACATCCTCCACCCTTACATCGCGTCAAACCAGAGAAATACGTGCGCCTGCTTGAACTCCGACAGCACCTTGCGCAGCGGCTCGGGATCGACCGAACGGTCGTAGCGCACAAACAGGTAGTAGCGGCTTCGCTCACTCCACATCCGGTCCCCGATACGGCTACCAATGCGGGCCGGCTGCGTCAGGTGACTGAGCTGGACCAGGGCGCCGGGGTTGTCTACCCCCGCTAGCGCCCCTTCAGCCACACGCTGGTATTCGCTGATGTGCCAACTGATGGTCTTGGGACGGTGCTGTTCGATGGCGTTATCCAGGACACTCTGAATATCCGCCTCCAGCCGTGCCAACTCTTGAGCTGTCGCCATCAGCATGGCGTAGCCCATGCCGTCTTCCGACCATTCCCAGGCAGCACCGGGCGGTAACAGAGCCTTGAGGGCGGCAGCGTAGTCGCTGGCGGCGTGGTGCGTCAGCCTCATACCCAGCCCACCCGGTCCATCACCAGCACCTCGCCTGCCGCCACGGCACTATCTGTTGCAGGTGCGTGGCGAGTGTATTGGTTGGTGACCGTCGCAATTGCGCTATCCACCTCGGCCACAGCCAGTACGGCCGTTTCGCTAACCTTGGCCAACACGGCGGCCAGGATGGCATTCGACACGTCCGCGCGGTTCTTAGCGGTATCGCTGGTCGGGTATAGGTGAATCGATGGAGAGACCGGGTGTTTGATCGGCACAGTCACGCGCCAATCTGCATTGGCCGGCGCAACAGCCGTCAGCCGTGCCGATACGGCATCCAGCACGGCTTGTGTTGGCATACGATCAGCCAGGCCATTGCAGATCGGGCGAACAATGATGGTGCCGATGCCCACACCATGCGGCTGGATCAGCGCCGTGGTGACAGACGGGTGGGCACCTTTGGCCCAAAACCTGTAGTCGTCATCCTTGCCAGAGCGAGCGCCGCGCGTTGTGACCACCGTCCACTCTTCAGTGACTCGGGCACGCCAGTTGTCCACGATTTCGTCTTGTTCGCCACCCGTGATGCCCTGGCCGTCCACGGTCCAGACACTGCTACAGCCAGGAATCGGGTCCACCACCGTCAGTGTGAACCCGGCAGAGAGGTTGCCGGCCGTGCCGGTCGTGGTGCATCGGACAAAAATCGAGGTCGTCGGACCAGCATCCAGATCAACCGCCGCTTGCACGATGTAATCCAGCCCGTTGGACCCGCGCAACTGCGTGCCGGCCAGGATCGGCGTTCCAGGCGTGCCGGCTGCCAGTGCGTTGCCGCTCGCAGCCGTCGCCATCAGGCGATCAACGCCGTAGAGAGCGGCCCAGTCATAGAGCCGTTCCAGTTCGCAGGTTAGCGGTGAGCCCTGCGCGTCAATCCATTCAAGATGCCCATGCATGCCGTGCGCGGCACGCGACCACATGCCGGACAACGGGCTGCCCAAGGCGGCCGGCATTGCCGACAGATCAGCGGCAATCCGTGCCTTCAGGTCGAGGTAAGTAGGCCGGACGTAGGCGGTCACAAAGGGGCTCGCACAATGAACTTTCGTCCATTGTGCGAGCCGCTGACTTCCAGGACTACGCTGGAAACGTTTCCTGCCGACTCGTTGGTGACTTCCTGCACATTCACGTTCGCCAGCGCTGGCGCCTGAGCGATCAGCGCAGTACGGACCATGTTGATGGCCTCACGCCGCGCAGCGCTGTTCAACGGCTGGCGGCGCACGTACCACAGGCCGGTGCCGGCCGTAGGGTCTTCCCACCAGCCGCGCCGGTCGAAGGGGTCAGAAACGCGGCCATCCGGGGCTTCCGCGTCAGTGTTCAGCACGGCGTAGACCAGCGTGGCCGCAGCCGCGTCGTCATCGGCCAGCACGGGGTCATCAAACGCCACGTCGAACTTGCCCCAGTCTGTTTGCACCAGCTTCAGCATGTCAAAGTACCTCGTCGCTCGGCGTGCCGGGCGCGTTGCAGACGTGCTTGTGGCCGTCGCCCACGTCCTTACCGTTCACCTTGAATTGGCCGATCACGTTCGCGCCGCCCTTCATCTGCGCAGCAGCGCCGCCGTCGCCGTAGTAGCCGCCGACTGAACTCGTCTGGCCGGCCACCGTCAGGTTGCCGCCGATCTTGGCGTCTCCCGTCGTCTCGAACAGCGGCGTCGCGGCCACCACCTTGCTGCTGGCCTTGGCCTCAATGATGCCGCCGCGCTTGATGTGGACGTGGTTGCCTTCGTCGTCGTGAATGGCCACCTCGCCGGCCGCAAGGTCCATCTGGTAACGCTTGTCTCCGATAACGAGCGCCACACCATAGGAACGGTCGCCAGACGGAAAGAACAAATACGTTTGGCACCCAGCCTTCGGCCGGTAGGAAAACCCGTACGGCTCCACCCGGTTGATGTTGTCCAACGTCTCTTCGTCCAGCACGCGCACTTGCACCTTGTCCGCGCCGACCATCAGGCCAACGCCATGCGCGAACAGCAGTTGGAGGCGCCCCCACATTTGACGCATCATTTCTTGTGCACCTTCCCGCGCACGCCCGCGCCGCGCTTTGATTTCCTCTTTTCCTCACCCACAAAAGCGTTCCGGTCCATCACCTGCAGCAGCGTCATGCGGCCACCCTTGTCATCCAGGCGGAACGTGCGCTCGCCAATCAGGAACACGCCATCAACGCCTTCCTCGGGGATGATGACGCGCACCTGGGTATTGATCGCCCAGGGACGCAGCTTGCTGTTGGCGTCGCGATAGCGCCAGCCGGGCACCTCCAGCTCGATGCGATGGGCACGCGCCAGCCGCCGATTGCGCTCCAGCAGCGCGCGGCGCTCGCATCCGCCCAGGCTGTTGCTATGGCGGTCGGCCACAATGTGCATAGGCCGAAAAAACGAAATGCCGTCATCCTTGACCGCGCCTCTCAACGCGGCATCGCTGCTGTAGTCAAAGCTCTTGACCACGTAGTCCGAAAACCGCAGCTTGTATTCGTCGATGACCTCATACACCTGGAAATTCTGGCCGTATTGCAGCGTGGCCACGGGTACCGCGCTGGTGGGCGCGGTCAGTACCAGGCCGCCGTCCGGCTGCGGATACAGCAGCAGATTGGCCGCACGCGCGGCGTTGATGAGCGCGTTGGCCGGCACCTCGCACTGCATGGAGAAGTTCGACACGATGGGCGTGTCCACATCGATCCTCACAGGCACTTTGAAGGTATCGCAAATGCGCTTCACGATCTCGCTCAGCTTCAGGCCCGACAGCGTCTTGGAATACTGGCAGTCGATCAGCTCGCGCCCAAGCGACCGGGCGTGAAAGTTAATGGTGTGGCTGGTTGCGTCCACGCGGCGGCGGTTGTCGTCGGGCCGTACCTTCGTCACCAGTTCGTCGCCCACCAGCACGTCGATGACGGTGTTGGCGGTCAATCCGGCACCGGTACCGCCATTGGCGCCTGGCCCCGGCCGGGCAATCGCTAGGCGTACGGCCGCGCAGAGGTCATCCACGGATTCCCGAATCTCCACCTTCTGCCAGTAGCCATAGCGCTGGCCATCAAAGCGGATTTCCGCCAATGCCTCATCCATATACACGACCCTTCACAAACAACGGATGACGCACCGCATTGCGCGCCAGGAACACCGATTCATCCACGGCCAAGCGGCGGGCCAACACAGTGGCTGGCTCCGCATTCACCACGTCACGTGCGCTTGCCGGCTTCAGGTCCTGAGCCAGCATCGCTTGCGTGATCGCCGCACGCGCTGCTACGGCCGCCTGAAACACCACGTCGTCCATGCTCGGTAGCAGCGCGTCGATGGCGACCACCACGCTAGCCAGGGCCGCGTCCCGGTCGCCTTCCGCCTGATAGGCCGTCAAGGCAACCTCCACGGCGGCCGTCACCAGCAGGCGGCTGCGCAGCGCCTCTTCGCGCACTAGGTTGCGGCGTACAGCACCATCGTTCGCCGCCGCACCGCTCAGCGACACGGCGAGTGGGGTAACGGCAAGGCCGGCCAGGCGCGAGACCACGCGCGGTCGCAACGTGGCCGGGTAGATGACACCGCCCGCCACTTTCGCGGCAGGCACTGTGCTCGCCGCAGCATTGGCGCCGCCCGTCGCTCCTGTGCTGATCGTTGCCGCAGTCAGGTCATGGCCAGCCGCCGTGTATACCGCGTCGTCTGCGCCGCCGCCCAGGGCTGTGGTCAGGCTGCGCATGGCGTTTGCGTAGTCCGTCGGCACTCGCATCAGAGCACCCAGATCGGTCTTGATGCCTTGGATGATGTTCATCACCTGGCTGGCCCATGTCAGCGGCAGCGTGGCGAGTGACAGCGCCTGGCGCAGCCCCTCCAGCTTCTGCTGAACGACCGCCACAAACGCTGACATGCTGTCAAAGCTCATCGACTCCAGCGAGAAGTCAGCTTCAACGGCGTCGGCCAGATTGCCATTGAGGTCATCGGCCACGTCCACAACGTCCGTTTCGGCGTCGGCAACCGTTCCTCCACCTGGCACGAACTCAATCGTGATGGCGCAATAGCCACCTTTATCGTTGCTTTCGTGGACGGACCACTGGTGCGCACGCACCCACAGGTCACCCAGCCACGGATGCAACAGCCAGTCAGGACCGGGCTGGTTGAGCTGCGCTAGGAACTCGTCGCGCCCCAGGTCGTAGTCATGACCGATGAAGTAGGCGTTGAGCTTCCATTCCCAAGCCTTGGCGCCCAGGTCTTCCACCTCCGGGTCTTCAGCTCCAGGGAACTCATGCACGACCAGGCGCCGGCCGCCGCGCGCTTCGTGATTCTCGGTCAGGAAATCGACGCCGCGAAAGCTCGCGCCGACCAAACGGTCTTTCCAGCTCATCCCGGTGCTCCGGTGTAAAGGTTGCCGGTGTTCATCTGCGCGGTGCCACCCGTGGCCTGCACAGACTGGCTGTGCAGCACAAGGCCGGGTGCAAGGCCCACCGTCATGCGGGCGTTCACGTCCACCGGTTTCTGCTCGGCCGGCTTCAGCAGGTCTTTGAGACTTTCCCACGCCAAGCCCAAGCCACCGCCCACTGCTGCACCAATGCCGGTGCCCAATACCGGCACCACGCTGCCCACCATCGCACCCATTGCGGCACCGTTGAGCGCGCTGGAGCCGTAGCGGGAAATGGCGGACTCTTCGCCGAAGGCCCGCTCCAGGGCGTAGTCGCCCACCAGGGCACCGACACCAGCGATGCCGCCGACCTTGCCGGCTTTCATCACGCCCCGGCCAACGGCACTGCCCGTCGCCCAGGCGGCCGCGCGGCCGATTGCTCCACCTGCCGCACCTTGCCCGCCCATCGCAACCGTGGCCAACCCTGCGGCGCCCGCCAGCGCCCCAAGCGCGGCCGTGGCCAGCGTGGTGGTGCCGACCAGGAGTGGATGCTTTTGCGCCAGATCAGCAAAGGCTTCAGCGGCCTTTCCGATGGCAGGCGTCAGACTGTCCATGGCGGACTTCTGCGCCACGGCGGCGTCCTCTTTGGCTTGCTCCACCTTGAAATCGGACGTGTCGGTAATGCCTTTGAACGAGGTTGCGATTTCGGAGCGATCAGCAGGCAGACCATACTGGGCGTTTACCTTGCCCAGCACGTCATTCGTGTATTGCTGGTTGTTCATCACGCCCAGGAACGCCATCAGCGATTGCTGGTTGTGAAACACCTTGCCGACGGCCGTACCCTGCACTTGGGCGCTCATGGCCTCCAGAATCTGCCGCTGGCCTTCCTTGTCCTTCTTGTCGGTGACCCGCAGCTTGGCTCGCAGCTCTTGAAACTTGGCATCCTTGGAGAAAATCGACTGCATCATGTCGATGGTGGCGCCCACTTTATCGACACCTCGGCTCTGGTAGTCCAGGAACACCTCATCCACGCTCTTCAGGCGCTTCTCTTTCTCGCCGCGTTTCAGCTTCTGACCGTTGGCCAGATACTGCTCTGCCATGTACTTTCGGAAGTGCGGTGTGTTCAGCTCGTTGAGCAGATCGCGCAGGTTGTTGCCCGCTTCGTCGCGCGTACCCGCCGTGATGACCGACGCCTGATTCCATGCGGCCAGCTTGGCAAAGCCTTCCTTGCCCGACAGGCCCAGGTTGCCGGCCACAGCCATCTGCTGCGGCAGCCACTTGGCCATGTCCTTCAGTTCGAAGCCGCCCGCCTGGCCGGCAACCATTGCGGCGCTCAGGATTTGTGGCATGTCTTCCGCGCTGATCTTGAATGACTGCTTCGCGCGGATGGCGATGGTGGCTAGGGCGTTGGCGTCGGTGTTCGAGGCGGTGGCGGCCTTCATGATGCCGGGCAGCATCTTCATCGCATCGGTATCAGACACGGTGCCGGACGCGATCATGGTATCGAGCGCTTCCGCCGCCTGCTCGCGCGTGCCGCCCCCTTCGCGGCGCGCCTTGTTCACGGCATCTTCCATCGCCTTCGCGCCGATCTTGCGGCCTGCTGCGTCGCGCTCGGAATAGGCAGTGTTGGCCATGTTGGCCAGGCGCCGGTCGTAGCTCATGGCGCGTTCTGCCGGGCCTTTGAGCGTGTACGCCGCCGCACCAATGCCGGCGATGGAAGCGCCAGCGAACTTCAGGCCCGCATACGCCTTCTGCGCGGCCGTCAGGCGGCCCATTTCGTTGGTCAGTTCAGCGACCTTCTGGCGCATCCGGCCGGCTGCTGCGGCCTGCTCGCGCCAAGACATGGTGCCGGAGCGCGACAGACGGTTGTATGCCGCTTCGGTTTGCTGGAGTTCGCGCCGAATGGCGTGTTCGGATCGCACACCTAGCGTTTCGCGTGCCTGGGACAAGCGCTCATAGACGCTGCGCTGGCGGGTCGCACTCTTCTCGGCAACGTCTGCGGCCTTCCGTGCCGCCCTCTCGGTAGCGGCGGTTGCCTTGCCGGCAGCCTGCTCGGCGGTCTGCGCAGTCTTGTCGTGCGCAGTGCGCTGGCGCGCGGCGCCTTTTTCGGCGGCGTCTGCCGCTTTCTGTGCGGCCTTCTCGGTGGCGGTGGCCGTCTTGCCGGCGGCCTGCTCGGCAGCCTGCGCGGTCCTCTCATGCGTAGTGCGCTGGCGCGCGGCGCCTTTCTCAGCGGCGTCGGCGGCTTGCTTGGCAGCGCGCTCGGTAGCGGTGGCGGTCTTGCTGGCCGCCTGTTCCACCGTTTGCGTGGTTTTCCGGATCGCGGCATCAGTGCCGCCATCGACAATCTTGACTCGGACGGCAACATCAACAGCGGGCGACGACATGAAAAAAGCTCCAGTACCGGAAGGTATCTGGAGCTTATCGATGGCGCTTCTTTGCTAGCAGGCGGGAAACGTTTCCTGCCATCCCCAGCGCGCTACTCGAAGGTCCTGCCGTCCATCTTGGCTGCGATCTTCGCCCAGGTGAACAGCTCGGCCAGCGGCATGGCTTTTACGACTGGCAACGGCTGGTTCAGGCCGCGCGCCACCAGTGCCACAGCGAGTAGCACGCGCGCTACTTTTTTTGCGCTTCGGATGCAGCCGGATCGTCGCCGTCAGCCGTCCTGGGCTCGTCTTCTTGCTCGTCGGCCTCGATCAACTCATCAGCCATCTGAGCGGCCCTGCGATAGTCCACGCCATGCAAGCGCTTCACCAGCTCTTCGTCAGTGCCTGTCATGCTGGCGATGAGCGCGAGGCGCTGCGCGGTGCCGCCGCGCTTGTCGAAGGCCAGATAGTCTTCGGCGGTGGTGTGATCACGGAACGTGAGCTTGCTGATCGTAGTTTCGCCAAACTTCAGCGGCTTCTTCAAGGGTAGTGCTGCCATGGTTTCGGTCTCTCCAATGGGTTGGCCAGGATCAGGCGGTAGCGTGCAGGGCATTGCGCAGGGCGTAGCCCTCCAGCACCCAAAGCCAGCCTTTAGGAAATCCGCTCGGACGTGTTGGCCATGATGGTCAGCTTGCCATCGCCGTCGGCCAGGCCACTGGGTTCCGTCGCAAACGCGCGGCTCATGAGGTACACGCGGCCGTCCGCCAAGCGCACGGTCACGTCTTCGCCCTTGATGGCACCAAGCGCGTCAATGTCCACGCCGGCCAGCATGTTCATATTCAGCTCCAGCTTGGCCGGCGTGGCAGATTCTGTGAAGCCGCCGTCTTGCGGCAGGCGGCCCGGCTTGTGGTCGCGCTTCACGCCGCTGGGCGTGAACGTGCCGGGCTTGTCGGCCAGCGACAGCTTGCCGATAGACGGCACCGACACAGTACGGATGTTGTTGAGTTGGGACACGTTGAACTCCCTTCAAATTGCGTTTGAAACCAGGACCGCGCGGCCGTCGATCAAGTCGTCGGCACAGCCTTACGGAAGCGCGAGCGGCCCGCGAGGATGTAGAACGGCGAGTTGACCACCGGATCGTCCAGAAAGTTGAAGCGACTGGGGTTGTCCGGGTCTTGCTCCACCACCAGGGTGCTCTTGTAGTAGTCGTACGCTTGCACCCAGCCGTACTCCGCCATCAGCGTGTTCTTGTACAGCGACAGCAGGAACGCCTTCACGCCGTCTTCCGTCGTGATTGGCAGGCCCGGCCGGTAGCCTTCGTCCGTCTTGGCCGCTGTGGTGCCACGGAACTGCTTGATGGCGCCCATACGCTGCGCGTAGCGGATACGCTCCATCGCCTCGGCCACGTTGATATCCAGGTAGGCATCGTCGGTGCTGCCATCGGAGCGGTGCTGGTACATCGAGATGAGGCGCTTGATGTAGCAGGAACCGTCCGTGCCTACTTCCATGACGCTCATGCCCTTGAACAGCAGGCTGTTTGCGTTCGTCCAGTCGTGATAGTTCGTGGCCACCATCCCCGGCAGCGACGTGCCTTCCAGCGAAATCACCGGGTTGTTGTACAGCTTGGGCGCGGCGGCGGCGGCGAGCGTCGCGGCGGCCTCCCAGGTGGTCGGCGGGTTGATGCCCAGCGACAGATCGGTGATGTGCTCGTAGTTCTTCGTCTCGCCAAATGCGGCGGCATCTGCGTAGTCACCGCGGTGCGTAGCAAACACCCGGAAACCGGCCTGTGCGGGCGGTTTGTAGCGGCGTTGGCTCTCCGCATGCCACGCTGCCAGCGTGGCCGCATCGCTGATCCCCAGTGCGATGTAGCGAAACCACTTCTGACCGATCAGCGCGGCCAGATCGCCCGGCAGCGGGTTGCCCGTGCCGCCCGCCATGGCAGTGAGGGCGAGCGCGAGCCCTGCGGGCGCATCTTCGCCGTAAAGGTTCAGTCGCACGTCGATATCGTTGCCGCAGGTGCCCTTGTGGCGCGCCATGAGCGTAACCACTGCACCCGCAGCGGCGGCCGTCACGGGGATGTCAGCTCCGACAGCCGTGATGGCCTGAGCGATGGCGGTAGCCGTCTGCGCGGCTGTCTCACCCGCAGCGATGCCCACGCTGATCGCACGTTGCGCGATGTACAGCGCAAGCGTGCCCGCGCTGGTGGCCGCACTGGTCACGTTGATGGAGCCGGTAGCCGCCACGCCGGCCGCGTTGTCCGCGTAGGGCAGCATGTACAGGTCGAACGTCTGATCGACCTTGCGGTAGCGCGCGGCCATCTGCGCCAGCATCGAGCCGGCGCCTGCCTTCGTCTTGGCATCCTCGGTGCTGGTGACGCGCACCAGTTCGCCGGCCGGCGCCGTACCAGCGTCCAGCTTCTGGCCGACCAGGAGCACAACAGGCAGATCGTCGCCCAGGCCCGCCTGGCTGCCGTCGATCTCGATATAGGCACCCGGATAGCGCAGTGTCTGGGGCACGTCACTGAAGGTAATGGTCACAGTTTTTCTCCCACGTAGTTGATCCTGTCGAATGCAGGCGGGTCAGGTAGGTAGTTGGTAATCAGGGCGTCGAACTCGTAGCGATCGCGCCAGTACAAATCGCCGTCGGTGTATTCCAAGACTTGGCCACCGACGAACTTGATGGGGCGCACGCTAGGCTGGAGCTGCCAACCCAGCAACAGCGTTTTCACGGCAATGCGGTACTTCAGCAGCTCGTCATCCGTATCGCCTTGCTTGTGCATGCGGCGGTTCTCGATGGCAATCACCACATCGAACGCCAGCGTCACGTTCTCGGCCCGCTCGCCCGCGTGCTGCACCTTGTCCGCCGCACGTACGATCCATGCGGCAGGTAACGGCAGCGCTTCGGGACGGAGCTGCGCGAACTCCGCCGCGCCGCCCACCTGGCGAAACCAGATGCCCGCAAACTCGGCGGGCTTGGGCGTCAGGTGCTCGATGAGCGGGGTCAGAGAAATCACAGCCCAACCTCATCCATGTCGCTCCGCCGCCCGAAGCGGCGCGGCTGGCTTTCGATGATGGCCAGATCATCGGAGGGCATCGGATCGTCCGGCGCGGCTGGCACCAGGTTGATATCGCCACGGGCGTGCGCCTTGAGCGTGTCCAGCACACCTTCATAGGCACGGCGCACGTCATCCGTCATGCGCTCGGCACCTTGCAGGTAGTAGAGCGCCACGGTGGACGCCAGCCTGCCGAGCAGCGTGCTGCGGACTGCCTCGGGGATGCTGTACGACAGCAGCAGCGCATCGGCATCGGCCAGTGCGTGGTCGATGGCATCCAGGGCGAGCACCAGCGCTTCTTGCTCGCGCGGCGTGAAGCCGTCCAGCTCGCCCCCCGCAATGGCCACGCGCAGAGCTTCGTCCGGCACCATGTCCATGTCGGCGGGGACCGCCAGTTGGGCCAGGCGCCGAGCGTTGCTGCGCGCCAGCAGGTCGGAGCGGGAGGCGAAGCCCATTACTTGCCTGCCTTCTTGGTGGCCGTCTTGGACTGCGGCGCGTCGTCTTGCGTCTTGGCCGAGCCGTCTGCTTCCGCCACTTCCGGCATGTCTGCCGGGCGCTGTTCCGACACCTCCAGCATCTGCTCTTCATCCAGACGCTTGGCGGTTGCGCGGTCCACTTCCACTTCTCGCCATGCCTTACCGAACTTGAAGCCGCAGCGATGAAACGTCTCGCTGCCTTTCTTCGGCTGCACGCGCACAAAGAGTGTCGTCACGTTGAATCTCCTAAATCGGTTCCTGCATGCAACCCGGAGGGACAACTCCTGCCGGGGCCGCTCCTGCTCTCGCTACGGGGTATGTGTTGATTACATGAAGGGCGTAACGATCAGCCCCACCTTGTTGTAGTTGGTGTTGGTGGCGCCGTTGTTGTTCTGCACGGCCTTCAGCAGGGCTTCAGCCGCAGCTTGGTTGTCCGGGCCGCAAACCAGCAGGTCGGGCACGATGCCAAGCCTGCGACCACCATCGCCCTCGAACTTCATCATGGCCGTGTAAGCCGCATTGAAGTTGTCAGCGTTGAGCGTGGCCTTGGAGCCGAATGCGCACTGCCAGAAGCCGTAAGCCGCCTCGCCACGCCAACGGCCGCCGAAGCTGTACACATCCAGGTCGAACACGTTGGGGTTCTGCGTGGATGTGATGCTGTCGAACTGCGCGGGCGTGCGCTCTTGCAGGTAGATGGGCGACGGTGCGCGCTTCGTACACAACAGCACCCAGGGGGCGCCGGTGCCGTCCTGCATATTGCTCACGCTGGTGGCCGCGCCCGAGCCGTCTTCGTTCGCGTACACCGGATGGTCGGTATCGAAGAAATACTGGCCGTCATAGCAAGGCGAGGCGAAGCCAACCGCCAGCGCTTGAAACACCAGATCGTTCTTCAGGTCGGAAGCCGACTGGCCGGCCGACTCAGCAATCGTGCCGTACTGGCCGACTTGATCGTCCTCGATGTCGGTTCGCTCCACGTCCACCGTGCATTCGAATTTCCGGTTCGGGACGTTGTAGCCGTTTTCCTTGAACTTCTTGTGCATGCGCGCGCCGATCCATTCCCGGAAGGCCGGGAACTGGCTCAACCACTCATAGGTATTGGACTTGCTGTTGCTGGTCACCAGTTTGGCAACCTTCTTCCAGTCGTCCGCCGTCAGCACCAGGCCAGCGTTCCAGCGGGCAATCAGCGTCGTCTTCAGCGTGTCCAACTGCGCTTGTGTGAGTGCACCCATCGTTTTCTCCTGTTGGGTTGTTCGGGGTGATTCGTTTGTGTGAGGCAGCGGCGCCAGTTAGGCCGTCTTCGGACCCTTGGCGGCGATGTACTGTTCGGGCGTCACACCCATGCGCGTGCACATGGCCAGTTCATCCTTGGTCAGGCTGTGTTTGCCGTCACCGCTGCCTTCCGTCTGCTTGTCCAGGATGGGCAGCGGCTTGCTCGCGTCCAGGTACTCGGTCAGCGCGGCCAGCGATTGCTTTTCTGCCCACGGTTTCTGCGCCGGGGTCAGGCGGCCATCGGTCAGCGCAGCTTGCAGCAGATCACCGTGTTGCTTGCGCTCGGCGGCCAAGGCGGCTTCGGCCTTTTCCTTCTCGGCGGCGTCCACCTTGGCCCTGAGGCTGTCACGTTCAGCCGTGAGGGCGGCAACGTTGGTTTTCAGGCTGTCGCGCTCGGTCGTGAGCGCGGCGATTTCTTGCTGCGACATGTCGAACTCCCCGTCTTGAAAGATGGATTGCTTGCGGGCCAGGGCGGCCAGTGCCTCCAGCCCGTCGAGGGCTGGGGTGTTGGTGAGCGCTACGGAAATGATTTCGAGCACTTCACCGGTGTAGGGGCGGTAGGAGAAGACCGCGCTGATGTAGCGGTACTTCTTCTGTGCGATGAGCTGGGGGGTGTCACCCACCCAAGTGATGTTCGTGCCGTACAGGCCCTTGCCTTCACGCCACTCCAGCGTGCGAGGAATCCAACCGGCGGCGTCGGCACGCTGGCCGTTCCATTCCTTGTTCAGGCTCTGATGATCGAAGTCGATCAGGATGTCGTTCTTTTGCTGCGCGGCCAGCGCGATCACGCGGGCGGCGATGGCGGCGTCGAGCTGCCATGCATCGCAGTCGGACGGGCGGCCGTCGGGCGTGCGGAACGGGCCAGGCGGCAACAGGTGAGCTTCTGTGGGAATGACACCATCGCTGCCGGACGCCAGCTCGAATGCCAGCGCGGCAATAGCGGTTTGTGCGATGGTGGTTTTCTGCGTCACGGCAATGCTCCTAGTCGATGGGGAGCATTTTTGCCTTCAGCAGGATTTTGGTCAGGCAGTGAAATGTTTCATGCGCGCGGCGATCCGGCTTTTTGCTTTTGTTATGGTCCCCGAAAACCTTTGATCAAATAACGATGCGGCTCGCCATCAAGACCATCGCCGTCGCATTGCTGGCGTTCGCATATACGCGCGCCATTTATCTGTGGTCCGGGCTTGATCTATTCTTTGCCAGCGCGGCATGGCAGCGAACCGCCCAAAAGCCGTGACGATGCCGCCTCCGAGCGGCATTCTCATATGCGTTTGGGGGAGTCTCAGACCAAGCTAGATAGCCGACCGCTTAAAACGCGCTCAGCGGCGTTTTGCCCGTTCGGCGTGCCGTGATGGGGGCATGCCCCCGACCGGCGTTTTTAAATGGCTTTCGAACGCGAATGGAGGCATTCGCAGGGCGATGCTTCCCGAAGGGGCGCCGCACGCCTTCAGAAAAGGTCCAGTTGCCGGTCGTCGTCTTCGCGGCAGATGTTCAGAATCTGGCGAGACGAGAGGTGATGACGCCGGGCCAGGGCGTTGATGCTGGCATTGCCACGATCCCGGCGAATCTGCGCGTCACGCACGCGGATGAAGAGCTTGTCGGCTTTGGGCAACCAGCAGCGGCCGTCCGAATCCAAGTGCGGGGCGAGCATGGCGCGCATGCGCGCCAACTCATCCGGCTCCAGTCCGAGCGCCCGGCTGCGATGGAGCGGGATGCTGACGTTGACGCCGCCATGGTGCGTCAGCCAGTCACGTGCCCGGCCAAAGCCCAGCGCTCGCACCACAGCACGCAGCACTGCCGGCAACGTCCTCAGCAGCTCTTCATCCACGGCCGGGTATGCGTTGTCCTCGCGCTCGGTATCAACCGATGCGACCGGCACGGGCGGGTGGCGAAAACACGGAAGGGACTTGGGCATGGTCTACCCGCGCGCCAGCCAGCCCTTGAGGGCTTCAGCAATCGTTTGGCATTCCTTGACGGCAAGGCTATCCAGATCGAGTACCTGGCGCCCCACCTGACGCGCGCAGAACGCAAGTAGCGCCGGCCGCGTTGCCTTGGCCACCTTGCCGGCCTGGCCGAGCTTCCCCCACAGGCGCACCAGGTGAGCGATGCGCGACGGTACTTCGGTGGCCGTCGCCTCCGCCTTGTGAAAGACACGGCGATGACGCGACCAGCCCCGGCGCTCGTAGTCGTCCAACACGGCCCCGAGCTGGGCCAGGTTGAGGGTGCTGGCAGACACGCGGCCGGCAACCGCGGTTGCGCCATGACGGGCCAGCAGGTCGCGGTGTGTGTCTTCCGACCAACCCGGCAGGCTGGCCATCGCCCACCCCTTGGCGATGCCGACCAGTTGGCGGTAGTGCTTGATGAGGGACATGGACATGCTCATGCGTCCGTCAGTTGGGGCGCATCCATGCCGGTCCCAACCCCACGATGGAGGGTGGCGCTGCATCCAGTCTTGATCTTTTCGATTGCGGTATTGCGGTCCATGACTCCCCTCTGGCTGCTCATCAGTGCCCGGCCACCACGCCGGGCAGACACCCGCTCGCGCGGGCGTTTCGCGGGTGGGCGCAGGTCAGTCCGCAGCCGCGTCCTTCAGCGCCTTGGCTGCGGTGAACTTCGGCGCGCGCTTGGCGGCAATCTGGATCGGCGAGCCAGTCTTCGGGTTGCGGCCGGTCTTGGCGGCGCGCTCCACGGAGCCGAACTTGCCCAGGTCGGGAATCGTCAGCTCGTTACCGGCCCGCACGGTATCGAGAACGGTCGTGGTCAGGGCGTTGAGCAGGTCTTCGGCCTTGCCCTTGCTCACTTCGGCTTGCGCGGCCAAATGCTTGATGAGTTCTTGCTTGTTCATGTGAAAGGTTCTCCTAAGGTTTGCCGCGAAACGCTCGCGGCGGGCGATTGTTGAAATCGAGCAGCTGAGCGTTACAGCGCAGCAAAGTCCAGGGTGATGGCGGTGGGCTTCTTGGCCCCCTCGGCGCGCTCGTAGAAGCGGATGTATGCCGTGGTGCCCACCACATCCACCGATTCGCTGATGGCCTGCATGGCGCGCGTCCACTTGTCGTCGCTGATGGCCAGGCGGCGCAAGGCGAGCACGCGGCCGGTGTTGATCTTTCCTTCCTTGTCCGTCTCAAAGGCTTGCTGCACCAGCACCTGAATCTTCGGGTCGCTGCCCTTGGCCCATTCCTTGATGCACTCATCGATGAGCACCTTGGCGGCCTGCAAACGCTCATCGAAAGCGATGTTCTCGGCTTGAGACACAACGACCTGCTGGCTGCCGTCGAATGTGCTCAAGCTGACGTTGCCCTTCACGCCGCCCAGCTTGACTTCATAGCGCTCAGCCGACAGCGACACGAAGGCATCGGTGTCGCCAAACGCCTGACGCTTGAATTTGGCCATGGCGGCTTGCAGTGCCTTGGCTTTCGCCACCAGTTCGCGCACCAGCTCATCGCGCTGGAGGTCGATGGGGCGGATGGCGGATTCGTGCACGAGGTGGCCCCGCGCATTGGCTCGATAGCCGGGCGGAATCTCGGTAGGGTTTTGCGCTGGGTTGGTCATGATTGGCGTCCTTTCTTCAGGTTGTTGATGGCGTCCCGCACTTCTTTTGGCATTTCGGTTTTTGGCAGCTGCGCGCTCACGGCTGCCGGCCCTACGGTGGTCGTTGCTGATTGGCGGCGGGCCTCAGGGGTGCCGGTGCCAGCAATGCCGCGCCGCTGGGCTTCCTGGCCGGCCTCGACTTGATTGGCTGCGCGAGCAGCCTGGCCAGCGATGACAGAACGCAGCCAGCCGTGGGACTTGAGCGGTAGCTCCAGACGGCCCAGGTTCGCTTGGTCCACCGCGTAGCTGAAGGCGGACGCCCACAGCTCCATCGGTGCCACGTACACAGTGCCGTCACGCTTGACCTGGGCCGCGCGCAACTCCGGCTCCAGCTCGCGGATCAGGTTGGCCATGCGTCCGCTGGAAAGCTGCGTTTTCTTCGGCCCAAACAGACCGATGTAGCGCAACAGTGGTTTGACGAATGTGTCTCCAGCCGGGTGCACATCCACCAGTGCCAGCAGCATTTCGCGCACGCCGTCATCGGCCAGCAGCACGTCCAGGCTCATGCGCACCCGGCAGTTGGGGCAGCACACGTCAGGGAGCGGCATTGCCACCCTCCACGAAATCCGGATTCGTCTCGCGCAGGCGGCGGCACAACACGCGGCGTCGGCCGGCGTACATGGCCTGAAGGCGCGCCAGGTTGTGTTCCGAGCGGGCCAGCTCTTCCTGCTGCCACTCCACGTCACGCACCGCGCGGAACTCTTCGCTGTCGAGCTGGCGGAGCTGGCGCTGCACGCCCACTCGTACGCGCAGGCGTTGCCATTCGGCGCGCATGCGGCGGATACCCGCGATCAGTTCGGCCGCCACCGGCCCCTGGGTGATACCTGCAAACCGTCTCATGTCGTCACCTTCTTCACTTTCACTTCGTCGGGGATTGGGAAGCTGCCTTCGATCCACGCGCCAAACGCCGCTGCCTCGAAGGACGGTGCGCCGTTTGCCAGGGCATCGAGAACGCGCACTGCGGCCGGACCGTTGGCGGAAACGCGCGTTCTCCGCCGTGAGCGCTCAACGACGATGGCTGTGTGTTCGTGTTGCGTTGCCATGGCCGCACCTCATGCCAGGGATTGCAGGCAGAGCGCTTGCTTGGCCACGGCATCGACCAGCTTCACGTCCAGCGCGCGGCCACGGCGGAATTCCTTGATGCCAGCCACCAGCCCCTCAACCAGCATCCGCGCGCTGCCCTTGCAGTACTGGTAAAGCCGCTCCACCACCTCTTCTGGAACGTCTTCGGTGCCGAAGCCGGCCTGTACCAATGCGGCGGCGTCGTCCAGGTTGATGGCGCGCACCGTCTCCGGCCAGAAGCCCGTGCGCGAACGGATTTGGTCAAACTGGCCGTGCAGCGGCTTAATCAGTCCCGTCAGGTGTTCGGTGCCGCAGAGCACGATGCCGACGTTGGCCAGATCGCGCAGGCGGCGCAGCGTGTGGAGCTGATGCGGCGTGAGCGTTTCGGCCTCATCCACGATCAGCAGGCTGTCGGTGTTCCTCAGTGCCGTCACCACTGAGCGGAACTTTTCATCGATGCTGCCCTTGCCTTCATAGCCGGCCACCACACGGGCCAGCAGGCGCACCAGGCTCTGCGGCGTCATGGTGGGGGTGGCCTCGATCAGGTGCGTGTTCGGGTGCGTGACGACGTACTGCTTGAGCGCGTATGTCTTTCCGGTGCCCACGTAGCCGGTAAACACCGCGAAATTCCGGTAGCGGCGGGCCATGCTGCACGCGGCATGCGCCAGCTTGAACACGCTGGTTTCGACTGCGGCCACCACGTCGGTCTTCGTCTCTTCAGCGTGGCGCATGGCCGATTCCACCGATGCCAGCAGCTTGCTCGGGCTGGTGGCATAGCTGCCCTTGAGAATCTGGTTCAGGCTGCTGGCGGCGATGCGCGCCAGCCGGGCCAGTGCTGCTTGGGTGTAACCGCGCTCCTGCATCCACGGGCCAATGCGGCCGATGAGCGCCACGTCTGCGGCAGCGTAGTGGGCGGGCCACTGAGTCGTTGGCTTGTCCATGGGGTTCTCCGATTATTCGTTGGTCATCGTCAGATCGAGCAGCAGCGGCGCATCGTCGCTGTCCTCCACCAGGCGGGCTTCCACTTCGATGGCGGGCAGCACGCCGTCGGCCACGCTGTCCGCGTCGAGCACGATGCCCGCACGGGCCTTCTGCTCGTCCATCTTTTGTTGCAGGCGCTTGATGGCGTCGGCGGCGCGCGCCTGGCGCTTTTCCTCAAGGCGGTTGGGCGCGATGGCGTCAATGGCCGTGATGAGGTGCGCATCGCAAATCCAGCGGCCCTCCTGCGTGCGCATGACCGCCACGCGGTCATCCATCAGGTCGTATTCCATGAGCAGCTTCTGGCCGTTGAAGGCGTGCAGCTCGGGGTGCGTGTACTCGCGGCGACCATGCTTGACGGCTGCGCGATGCACGGTCAGCACCACGGCCTGGCGCTTCAGCTCGGTCACGTTGGCGTGCGGCGGAAGCGGCGCCAGTTGCGACCACAGCGCGGCGCGAGTCGTGCTCTGGTCTTCCGGGTGCGGGCGGTTGGTGTAACGATCCAGCCAGGCATTGAAAGCGTCGGCAAACTGGGCCAGCGTGGGCAACGCAAGCCGGCCCGCCTTGACCTCGCGCACGGTGCGGTTCAGCACTTCGGGCGCCATGTCGTCGCCGCAGTAGAACGCCGGCTGCCACAGCTTCAGGAAGTCGTCTTTGACGATCCGGAAGAAGCGTTCCACCCAGCCCTTGCCGTGCGGGTTGCCGGGGATGGCGTGGATGATTTGCTGCACGCCTGCGCGGGCGTAGAAGCCGGTCATCTCGTCGCTCATCAGCTTGTTCTTGTAGCCGGAGCCGTTGTCGATGTAGAGCATCGGCGGCACGTGGTTCCAGCGCGCGAAGCACTCTGCCCACATGTTCTGCACGGCATACGTGCCTTCGTGCTCGTCGGCCCGCCAGCCCACCGGGTAGCGGCTGCGCATATCAATCGCCACGGTCAGCTCGGGGCGCCAGATATCGCCCGTAACCGGGTGCGCCAGGTACACGTCCGCGCGGTAGCCGTCAGCCACGTACACGTCGCCGGGCAAAGCGTTTTCGGTCGAGCGGCGGATGTAAGCCTTCTCGGTCAGGCGGTACAGGTTGCGGCCAATACGCGCGGGGCTGTTGCGGCCGAGCATGGCCGGCACACCCGACAGGTAGTTGCGCACTTGGTCGTAGCTGACCGCGAAGCCATCAACTTCCGCCAGTCGGCGATGCACAGCGGCCATGTCCGGCTTGCCGGGGGCATTGAAATACTCCAGGGCAGGCCCCCACCAGCCGGCAGCCTCCACCACGCGGCCCTTGTGGTCGGGCAACAGTGCCGCCATACCGCCTTCGCGGTACTGGGCGCACCATTCACAGATGGCAGAGCGCGACGGCGTCTTGCGGCCAGCCTTGGCTGCGCCGGCCAACGCCATGGCGAAGTGGTTGGGCAAGTTGCCCGCCTCGCCACGCTCCAGCAGCAGAGCCACCGCGTTGTTCTGCGTTACACCGTCTGCCACCATGGCGCGGATGTACGCCACCACCGTCTCACGCCACGCCGCCACTTGGCGGGCGCGGTCGGTCGCCTCGCGCCACGGGTCGCGGGCACGCAGCGCCAGCACCTTTGCCGTGGGCATGACCGCTACCGCGCCACCTGCGCCGCCTGCGTCCACGCGCTGAACCAGTTGTGCCCGAGCCATGGATTACTCCCCCTTGGCCTTGTTGGTGGAGCCCTTCGGACGGCCCGCACCACGCGGTTTGGCGGCGTCACGCTTCTCTTGCCGGCTGGCTGCCTCGGCGGCGTGGCGGTTCTCGATCATCGGGTAGTCGATCAGCCATTGACGGGCTTCGTCCGGACAGAGGATGTGCACACCTTGGATGCGCTCAGGCATGTCGCCTTCACGCACGAGGCCGGTCATGTGGTCGATCAGGTCCAGGCCGCGCGAAGCCATGACGTGCGCCGTGATCCAGATTTGTTCCATCTGGAGGCGCCACTCGGGCGACTCTTCGCCATTCACCTCGTTAAACAGCTTTTTCAAGCCATCCATATGGAGTTCGGCACCCAGTTGCAGGGCCATGCACTCTTCGCGGATTTCCTCGGTGCGCAGGAGGAATTCGGTGGTACGGTTGACCTGCGACAGGCGCTTGACCTGCGTGTGGGCGCGCTCCAGCTCGGCCTCATAGTTCTTTTCGCGCCGTTTCAGCGCGCGAATCTCTTCCTTGAGTTCGGCAACCGTCATCAGGTCAGCCTTGCCGATCATGTCGTTGCCCGACTCCGCAGCTTGGTCGATGACTTCCTGCGGCAGCGAGGCGAGGAGCATCACCTTGACCTTGCCGAGCGCCAACACGTCTTCCAGTTGGTCTTGCGGCAGTTGGGCCACAAACTTTGCGATGCGCATGGCCTCATACACGCGCTGTTGCGCCAGGCCGTGCTGGTTGATCCAGGCGACAAAGCCTCCCGCTTCCGAACGTTCGGAAACGGCCCCATCGTTTCCGAAATTGCCCAGGGAAAGCAGCTCTTGGGCGCGCAGGAATGCCATCCCAGCGCGCGTAATCTCGAACATGGCCCGGTTGATCGAGTCGGCACCGATGCGTGCCAGTTCGCCAAGGTCATCGGTGGTCACGTTGAAATGCGACGCGACAGCGGCTAGGTTGGCTACAGGTGCGAGCGTGACAGGCTGCGACGCGGCGGCAGTTGCAATATCCAGCGACTGCGCTGCGTTCGTGCTGGCTTGAACCAGAGCGCCTTCCGTAATGCCCAGGTCGATTTCTTCGTGGCCCTGCGCTGCTTTCGTTTTCTTCGTCATACCCAAACCTCCTTATCCCCACTGGGGACGCTCATCTGTAAAATCAGGCCGCTTGCTTCATGCCGAGTGCGACGGCGATTTCGTGGCCTTTGCCGTACAGCGCCTTCACCTGGCCGTTGAGCACCAGGTACACGTGGTGGCGCTTGTAGCCGTTGTCCTTCGCCCACTGGGTGAAGGTTCGGCCCTCGCGCTTGAACTTGGCCTTAACTTGATCTGCGGTCATGGCGGCGTGCCTCGCGTCGTCTGTTGAAGATGTTGCGTAGATTATATCTACATTTGTAGATTTGCAAGGGGGATCGTGTGCCGAATTTCGAGAAGAGCTTGTTGCGGCTCAAAGAGCAGCTTGGCGTGTCTACCGACAAGGACGCCGCAGACTTGCTGGGGATGTCAGATAAGGCGTTGAACGCCAGAAAAAGGCGAGACAGCTTCCCAACCAAGGAGGTCTTCGCACTGGCTGCGCAACGCCCTGAACTAGGGATTGACCCGGACTGGATCGTCACTGGCTCCAGCAACCAACTGGAAACAGCTGGCAACCGCGAAGCCAGCTTGCTGCAGTGTTTCCGTCAGCTGAACGACATGGATCAGCTTCGGCTGCTGCAAACGGCACTGCTATGGTCCGGGGAGATGGAACTGGCGTTGCCGCGAAAGCCGGGGGACCGGGCATGATGCTCAGCGTCCCGGCCGATCTTCCCGGCCATCCCTTTCCCGATCAGCTATCGCGGATCGCGGTATGGGCGCATCTTGACCCGGCGTTCCTTCTGCAAAAGCAGAGCGAGATTGCAGCCGCGATCAACGACCGGAAACGGCTTACTGAGGTGTTGATGGCATGCTGTCCGGGTACGCCGTGGAGTTGGCCCGCGTATGAGGAACTAACAGCGAACGCAAGCGCAGCAGACGATGATGAAGACGACGTGCGGCACTTTCACCCTGATCCGCAACGAGACATGGTGAGCCACATTGCCCACAAACTGATGAGCAACCACCGCGCCCTCCATCACCTGCAGCAGATGATGAACGTGATTGGGCTGCGTCCGTTCTGGCAACTTCACGCGACTGGGGAAGTAACACGGACATATTTGGCCAACGACCCATTTTGGGAGAATGGCGGCGCCCCCTGGAGCTGCGACCGCCTCCTATGTCAGTGCCGGGTCTATTCGTTGTCTCGGGTGGAACTAGCAAGCTATGTCGAAGCAGGATGTAGCCCTGGTGACGAGGCCGCAGCAGAATTGCTCAAACACGCCTATTGAAGTAAGCCGGCCGCCCTCAGGAAACGTTTCACGCCTAATCGCGCCTCGCGCGCGTGCGTAACCTCTGGTCATTCCAATGACCCGGAGGTTACGCCATGAAGTTCCCCCGCCTTACCACGTGGATCATCGCCACCGTTGCGCTGCTCATCCTCATCGGCCTGCTGTCTCCCCAGCAACTTCCCGTCAGCCTGTACAAGCTATCGCTGGTCACCATGGCCGCTGTGGTGGCCTATTGGCTGGATCGCGCGCTGTTCCCCTACGCCCGGCCGGGCAGCTATCTGTGCAGTACCGATTGGCGCCGCGATCAGCCCACGTGCGATGACGCCGACCACGCTATAGCCGGCGGCTACGAGCTGGTGTTTGCCGCTGCCATGCTTCGCCGCGCCATCATTGTGGGCGGTGCGATGCTGGCCATTGGGCTGGGTGCGTAACCATGCGCCGGTCGATCCTCCTAAGCGTGCTCGCTGTGCTCCAGTTCGCGGCGGCACTGCTGTTCACCTCAGCGACTGCATTCGCCGCCGACGCGACCATCCCGCGCGCCGCCACGCGTTACCGCGCCGACCTGGTCCGCATTGCACGCGATACATGGGGCCTGGACGCACCCGTGGCCGCATTCGCCGCCCAGGTCCACCAGGAAAGCGGCTGGAATCCCGCTGCCGTCTCGCGAGTGGGCGCACAAGGCATGGCTCAGTTCATGCCCGCCACGGCCCGCTGGTGGTGTGCATTGAATGGGCTTGCCAACGATGAGTGCCAGCCCGCCAACCCCGTGTGGGCCATGCGTGCGCTGGTGGGCTATGACCGCTGGCTGTATGAGCGCGTGCGAGGTGCGTCCCAGTTTGACCGGCTGTGGGCTGCACTGCGCGCGTACAACGGCGGACTGGGCCACTGGCAACAAGAAGCGGCTACCGTACGACCCGCGTTGGACCGCGCAACCATCGATAACGCATGCGGTGCCGCGCGCCGACACCGCAGCTTCTGCCCGGAGAACCTGGGCTACCCGCACCGCATCCTGAACGCTTTACAGCCGCGCTATCTGGCGTGGGGGCGCGGGGTGACGACATGACCCGCACCCTGATCGCGTTGGCCGTCGGCGCCTTGGCCACGTGGAGCTTCACGAGCAATCACTACGCGGCCGAGATTGCCGACATGGAAAAGACGCAAGCCACGGCTCTCGCGAAAGCCGAAGAGACCGCGCGCAAGCGTCTGGAGGCCGAACAGACGCGCGGCAACGTGCTGTCGGACAAGCTGGCCAAGACCGAAACCGCGCTGACCCAGAAGACCCAGGAGGTATCCGATGCGCTCTCCCGCCTCACGACTGGCCGCAAGTGCCTTGATGCTCGCGTTGTGCGCGTGCTCAACGGCACCAGCAACGGTGCCGCTGCTGACAACGTGCGCGCTGCCACCGGCACATCTGATGCAACGGATGGACCCGCTGCCACCGATACCGACGTCTCTGGCTGGATCAACCTCGCCAGAGGCCAATACGAAAAATGCCGGGCGCGGCTCGGCGGACTGATCGAGTTTGAAGAGGGGCGAATTCAATGAGCAACGAAAAGAGCCTGGGCGACAACGCGCAGATCATGCACAGCATCGGCCAGCTGACTGGCGCAGTGAATGCCATGCACACGGGCCTGACTGCCCGCATCGAAGACATTCGCTCGGATGTGCGCCGCCTGGAGGCAGCGCAAGGCGAGCGCATGGACCGCATCGAAGACAGCCTGGGTAAGCGCATCGACGCGCTGGAAGCCAGCGTTGGCAAGCGCATAGACAGCCTGGGCAACCGCGTGACTACGCTGGAAAACGAAGACAAGCGCCAGATCGAGAAAACCGCCAAGCTGTCCGCCATGGGCGGCGGCATTGGCGGCGCGCTCGCAACTGTGGCCGTCGAACTCATCAAGCGCGCGGCGTCGTAACCCATGGCCCATTCGCAAGAGACCCGCGACCGGGTGCGCCAGCTCTACGTTGAAGGCATGCCGCTCAACGGTGCGGCCGTCGCCTGCGGCGTCAGCTACGACACCGCTCGGGAGTGGAAGACACGCGCCAAGGCCAAGGGTGACGACTGGGACAGCGCGCGTGCAGCCTACCGCATCAGCGAACAAGGCGTGGACGACCTCAACAAGCAGTTGGTGGAAGACTTCGCGCGCCAGGTCATCACCACCACGCGCGAGCTGGAGAACTCCACCATCCCCGCCGCCGACAAGGCCCAGTTGCTGGCCCAATTGGCGGACGCCTATGCGAAGTTCAGCAAGGCGTTTGCGCGCGTGAACCCGGCTTTCTCTGGCCTGTCTGTTGCGCTCGATACGCTCAAGACCATTGCCGACCATCTGCGCCTGAAGGATGCCGATGCGCTGCGTGCACTGCAACCGCATCTGGAAGAGATCGGCGCCACGCTGGGGAAGCGATATGGCAAGCAATGAGCGAGCAATCACGGAAGTTCGCAACTGGCGCGAGTTTGAAGAAGGGCTGGCCAAGCTGGGCGAAGAAATTCGGCAGACCATCGAGCTGGAGTGCGAGGCGTTCGATACCGATCCGGAGGCCAGCAAGGCACGCCGCGAACGCGCTTGGAACGACTACGAATTCTTCTGCCGCACGTACTTCCCGCACTACGTGCCGACGCCGCATTTCTCGCTGTTCCAACAGTTCATCTTCAAGCGCCTGCCGGAGGTCATCGACGGCCTGACCGATGGGCGCGAAGTCCACCAGGCCCCGCGCGGCGAGGCCAAATCCACGTATGAGACGCAGCTAGGCAGCCTGTGGTGCATCGTGACCGGTCGCAAGCACATGATCGGCATCATCATGAACACGGAGGAACAGGCCGCCGAGATGCTAGAGTCGATCAAGGCCGAGCTGGACAGCAATCCGCGGTTGGCGATGGATTTCCCGGAAGCATGTGGGCGTGGCCGCGTGTGGCAAGCGACCACCATCGTTACGGCCAACAACCGCAAGGTGCGTATCGGCGGCACGGGCAAGAAGATTCGCGGCATGAAGCACGGCCCGCATCGTCCCGACCTCATCTTTCTCGATGACCTTGAGAACGATGACAACGTGCGGGACAAGGCGCAGCGCGACAAGGTTGAATCGTTCGTGCTGAAGGCCGTTTTGGGTCTTGCTGGCCCAGGCGGTGGCATGGATGTTTTCTGGCCCGGCACAAGTCTCCATTACGACGCGGCGATCAACCGCGTATCGCGCAAACCGGGCTGGCGCCGCCGCGTCTTCAAGTCGATCATGCAGTGGCCAGCGCGCATGGACTTGTGGGACAGGTGGGAAGGCATCTACACGGCGGGCGCCGATGATGATGAAGCGAAGGAGGCTGCCGAATCCAGTGCCCTGGCCTTCTACGACGCGAACAAGGCTGACATGGATGCCGGCACTGTCGTGTCGTGGCCCGAAGTGCGCCCGCTGTATCGTCTGATGTGCATGCGCGCGACCGACCACGATGCGTTCAACCAGGAACAGCAGAACGAGGCCGGCAACGATGACACCGCGCCATTCAAGAACATCGAATTCTGGGTGGACCGGCGCAATGACTGGATTTTCTTTGGCGCCATCGACCCGTCGATGGGCAAGAGCAACAAGGCCCGAGACCCATCGGCCATTCTCGTTGGCGGGCTGGATCGGCAGCGCATGGTGCTTGATGTAGTGGAGGCCGATGTGTGCCGCCGCGTACCTGACCTCATCATCAGCCGTGCCATCGATCTACAGGCCGAGTATGGATGCGTCACGTGGTCTGTTGAAGCCATCGCGTTTCAGGAGTTTCTATACACCGAGCTGCTGAAGCGTGCGGCGTTGCGAGGTATCCCGTTCCCCGCCATTCCCGGCCCGACCGGGCGGGACAAAGCGCTGGCCATTCTGTCGCTACAGCCACACTTTGCCAATCGGAAAATTCGATTGCACCGCAGCCAATCGACGCTGATCGAACAGCTCAAGTTTTATCCGGAAGCCGACCATGACGACGGCCCGGATGGATTGGAAATGCTGTGGCGCGTCGCCACGCAGTTCTCTGCGGAATGGGAATACACCTCGGCGGCGACCGCGCGACGCGGCGCCGCCAACAACGCTTGGGACGACGATGATTAAGCAGATCAAAACGGCCTTGGCCAAGGTGGCACGTTCGGGCCTCGAAACGCTGCAAGCCGGCGCCCGCTCGACGCAGGGCAATTCGCTCAACTACATGTCGGTGAACACGCTGGATCCGAGCCGCCTGGCAAACGCTTTCGCGGCAGCAGATCAAGGCTACATCACGGACCAAGCTGCACTGTTCGAGCTGGTGGAAGAGCAAGATGCTCATATCTTCGCGGAGCTGGCCAAGCGCCGCCGCGCAGTGACGGGCCTGGGTTGGCAACTGACGCCGCCTGACGATGCCACGCAATCGGAGCTGGATCGCACCGAAGAGCTGGCCGACATTCTGCGGAAGATTCCGCGCTTTGAAGATGCCCAATACGACCTGACGGATGCCATCGGCAAGGGCTTCTCGGCGTTGGAAATCGACTGGAAGACCGGCAGCACATGGACACCGAATGCGCTGCTGTGGGTGCCGCAGCGTATGTTCCAGGTGAACCGTGACACGGGCGCCATGCAGTTCCTGAAAATGGGATTGCCTGAAGCCCTGCGGCCGTGGGGATGGGTTGTCCATGAGCACCGTGCCAAATCCGGCTACATCGAGCAATCGGCGCTGTTCCGCGTGCTGGCGTGGACCTACTCCTACAAGGCGTACAACGTGCGCGACATGCAGCGCTTCTTGGAGGTGTACGGGCTGCCGCTGCGCCTGGGCAAGTACCCGGCCGGCATCAGCCCGAAGCAGCGCGATGAGCTGCTGAAGGCTGTGCGCAACATCGGCCATGACGGTGCAGGTGTTGTGCCGGCCACCATGTCCATCGACTTCATCCAGGCAGTGAAGTCGGGCACCGTTGACGACTTCCTAAACTCCATCGCGTATTGGGAGCGCAAGCAGTCGCTGGCGGTCCTGGGGGGCACGCTCACCAGCCAAGCGGACGGACGCACCAGCACCAATGCGCTCGGCCTCGTCCATGACAAGGTACGGCGCGAAATCATGCTGCACGACGTGCGCCAGATCGAACCGACGATGAACGGCCAGGTGGTCCGGCCCGTCGCACTGGTCAACGGCATGTTTGCGGAAGACCGCATGCCAAAGCTGTGCTACCTGACCGAAGAAACGGTTGACCAGTCGAAGATGGCCGATGTGCTCACCAAGGCGACCAACATCGGCATGCAGATCGACGTGGAGTGGGCGCACAAGGCCATGCAGATTCCGCGCGCGGCGAGCGGAGCCGTGCTGCTGAAGACGGCGAGCAAGGCTGCCGAGCCGGCACAGATGCCGGCTGATGCGGCGCTCACGCGCCTTGCTGCGCTTGCCAGCAAGGTGGGCACGGTGGATGGTGATATCGCTGGCGCCTATGCCGCCCAGTTGGCAACGCTGTGCGTGCCGCACGAGCAGGCGCACATTGAGCAGATCGCGGCCATTGTTGCGAATGCAGGCAGCTACGAAGAAGCCATTGTAGGCATCGAAGCGCTGACGGCGGGCGATCCGAAGTGGGCCGAGGCTATGGCGCTCGGGATGACGGCCGTGAATCTGGCCGGGCGTGCTGATAGCTGGGATGGGGAGTGATGCAAAGTCAGATGCCCAGCTTCTGCTTTAGCCAGGCTGCCAAAAGTCCCAGGCCGACTTTTTCGAGCGCTTTGCCCATCGCGCCTGCAACCCGCTTCCACCACGGAGTCGGGGGTAGTACCTCGGACTCCAGCGCTTGCCGCATGTCACCCGTATTTCGTTCGATGTGGTACTTGCCCCCCGCATCGGAATGCAGCAACGGCGCACCATTGACCTTGTTATCGGTAGCCGTGAAATCAATTTGCGCGCCGGAGCCCTTTGTATCGATTTTGATGAACGGATGCGGGTCTTCGCTTTCCATGATGTCATCTCCCTCCTACGTGCGAGGCATCCTAGCATGAGCGCTCGGCCCCTCCAGCTCTTACGAGCCTAGACTGGACCAGTGCAGGCCCACAAGCTCACGAGCCCCCAGACAAACCCGATGCCAGCATCCCCTGATCGCCTTCCATTCTCGGAAGCTATCGACTACTTCCGGAACAAAACCCACCTGCCATCTTCAGGTTGGACCGACCTCTGGCAAGAGCAGCACAGCCACGCCTTTGTAGTCGCTGGTGCAGCGCATGACACGCTGGTGGAGGACTTCTATAACGCCATCCGCCAGGCACAGGAAAAGGGCACCGGCTACCCGCAGTTCCGCAAAGACTTCGATTCCATAGTCGCCAAATACGGATGGGCACACAACGGTGCGCCGGGCTGGCGCAGCAAGATCATCTACGACACCAACATCCGGCAGGCGTACAACGCCGGGCGGTACAAGCAGATGATGGACGTGGTGCACCTGCGGCCGTTCTGGCGGTACAAGCACAACAGCACCGAACACCCGCGCCTCCAGCACCTTGCATGGGATGGGCTGATCCTACCTGCAACCGATCCATGGTGGAACACACACATGCCGCAGAACGGTTGGCGGTGCCAGTGCGGCGTTCATTCGCTGTCGCGAATTGAAGCGCAACGCGAGTGGGCGGCACGCGGCAAGACTGGTCCGGACGAGGCGCCATCTATCGAATGGGAAGAGCGCGTGGTGGGCTCACAGGGCAGCACGCCGCGCACCGTGCGCGTACCCAAGGGCGTCGATCCTGGCTTTGCCTACAACCCCGGCAAAGCGTGGCTGGAGCCGCATACGGTACCGCCGCTGGAGGGCTACAACGCCGTTCTGAAAGAACGCGGAACCCAGTGGCCCACCAACTTCACGCCGCCGGCAATGCCGGCGCCTACGGTGGTGCCCAAAAGCGTGTTGCTTCCGGCCGGCACCGCACCGGAAGTGGCGGTGTCGGACTTTCTGGAAGTCTTCGGGGCGTCGATGGAAGAAGGAGCGGCATTTACCGACGCAGCTGGCAGCACATTGGCAGTCACCAAAGCGCTTTTTTCAGATGGTCTAGGCGGCTTCACGGCACCAGCGGCAGCCGGGAGGAAGGCGGGGCGTTTCGAGTCGGTCAATCTACTGGCCATGACGCTCATCGAGCCGGATGAAATCTGGTCGGCCTGGGTGAAGGATGCCAACGAGAACGGCCGGTGGCGCCTCAAGCGCCGCTATCTGCGCGCGTTCGAGCTGGAGGGAAGCAACGAATACGGCTATGCGGTGTTCGAGTGGGGCAGCAACGGGTGGACGGGCACATCCACGTTCATGGGAACGCAAGAGAAGCCGGAAGACCGTGCGGCGGCGTTCGATAAGCAGCGCGTCGGTCGGTTGGTCTACAAGAAATAATTGACGCGGCCTCGCATGGCCGCATCTTCATCGCCACGGGGCAGCCACATGCAATTCACCTACGAATTTCAAGCCGAACACCTGCTGCGCGCGTTGAACGCCGTGCGTCAGGAAGTGATTACGCCCCAGCAGATGCTGGGCAGCATTGGCGAATCGCTGTTCCGGGTGAATCAGGAGCGCCATGACAAAGGGCTGGCGCCGGATGGCACAAAGTGGAAGCCGCTATCGCCCTTGACCATCGGCACGGAAGTCTGGAAGAAACAAGGCGAGTCATTTCGCAAGGCTGGCCAGATGAGTTTGGCCACGGCGCGCAAGGTGCAGGCGCGGCGCAGCCGCATTTTGTACGGCCACGGCGACCTGCTGGGCAGTTTCAACTATCAGGTGACAGGATCGGTCCTGCGCCTCGGCTTCAGCGATGAGAAGGCGGCGTGGCACCACGGGGGCACCAAGCCTTACACGATCACGCCGAAGAAAGCCAAGGCGCTGGCATTCGCGGGGCTGGTGCGGAAGCGCGTGCACCATCCGGGTCTCCCGGCGCGCCCCCTGATCGGCTTTCCGGCCTCTGATGAGCAGTTGGTGGCGGATGTAACGGCCGACCATCTCACGGAGGTGTTAAACCGTGTTCGATGA